ACCTGATCCAAATGTAGCTACATTACCACTAGATATACCTGATGTTGGTAATTGTGATGTAAGTGCCAAAGTTCCTGCTGTTGCTGGTAAAACTAATGTTATATTGCCTGAAAAGTCAGCGTGTGCTGGTGCTGTAAGCTGTGCATAGTGTGCATTAGCTGATTCACAGTAAAATTTTATGTTAGACTGAGATCCACCATTTTTAAGTACGATCTCACCAGTTTGAATGTCTACATTGCCATCTATTCTAACTAAGCCAGTGCCATTTGGTGTAAGTGCTATATTACCATTAGATGTAGATACTAAAGCATTACCATTTACATCCAAATCTCCACCTAGTTGTGGTGAAGTATCACCAGCTACAGATGTTAATGATGCTTGTGTTGTTATCTGCCAAGCTGATCCAGTATAAACTTTTAACGCTTCAGCAGTTGTGTCAAAAAACAAATCACCAGCATTTAGTGCATCACCATCATTATCGGTTGAAGGCTCACTTGACTTTGCACCTAAATACACATCATCAAAGTTATCTATTAAAGTCACTAGCTGTGAAGCACTTGCTGCTGCTGCCGTAGCACTATTGGCTGCATTAGTTGCTTGTGTAGATGCTGTACTTGCACTTGTACTAGCATTTGATGCCTGAGTAGATGCCGTAGTTGCACTACTTGCAGCAGCCGTTGCAGAACTTGCTGCATTTGTTGCTGACGTTGCTGCTGATACTGCATCAATCAATAATTTAAAATGGTCTGTATCTGTTAGACTATCTCCAACAACAGAAGCTGCTACACAAATATAAACATTGTTAAGTTCAGCAGTAGTAGTGGATTTAATTATGTCTCTTTCAACATAGGCTGCTGTTGTGACTGTTGCATCTGATCCTTTAAAAGTTCCTAATTCTTGCGTAACAGACAACTCTCCTGAACTGTCAAATGCCAGGACCTTACTTGCTCTATCTGTTGCTCCTACTGTAAACTCAGTAGATGTCATAGTGTTAGTTCGTGATAGTTTAATTGTTCTATCTACTTCTTCCTGCATCTGTTGACTGATAAATGTCAGCCTGTCTAACGCATCTTCGTGTGTAGCAGCAGGAAATGGATCGTTTGCAACATAGTCCGTAGACTGTGTAAGTGCCATATTTCTTCTGATAACAACAGTAACACCACTTGCAGGAGCAGAACTAAATACAACATTACCACCACTGGCATTACCAGCATTTGTCACTGTATAGTTTGTTGTTAGTGACTGTACTGTTTCAACACCTGTGCTTGATCTAAGTATAACAGTTAGGTCTGCATCTGCGAATATTTTGAATCCGTATGCAAATGTTGTGGTACTTCCGTTACCACTATAACTGTTTTTTGTGGTCGTACTACTTACTGTCATAATCACCTCATTGTTTGTTTTTACAATATTTTTCTAATATTCTCAACTACTATCGTAATATGCCACTTGTACTTTGTGGACTAATAAAAAAATCTTGCTCAAAGTCTTTGTTAATCCTATGTTCCATTTTTCTTAAAAAACCTGGTTTTGCTAGTTCTTGTAGATCATGCAAAAACAAATAATCTAGTGCTAATTTTGTGTAAAATAAATTTATAAATGGTGTATTTTCTAACGCTAACTTTGTAAGTTTTTGTGTTGGCACATCACCTGATGCAAACTTACCAAATATTTTTGCAACATCATCTATCGCACCAGCAGTAGGTCCTAGTAGTGTTTCTTGAAAGCTACGACCATATCTATTGTACTCGTTGAATATAAAGTCTCCGTATATTCCTGCACCACCACCTTGTAAAAATGCTTGTTGTAGAAGTTTTGTGTTGAAATCACCATTCCCTAAAAACACTTCTCTTGGCTCTCTACCTCTAAGAACATCTTTCAAGCATATTGACAAGTAACCCATCACTGTAGAGCCAACCATCATTTTAGCTACACCATAATAACCAGCGTGTGCCTTTTGTCTTGTTAATCCTTTTGTAATATATGTAATTGGAAAGCCTTTTAGCTGCATTATCATCCTAATAGCTTCACCAAGAACTGTACCTCTGGGCAATCCTTGATTCATTATTGCCCTTTCTCTTGCTCCTGGTGTTGGTATTGCAGCATCAGCACTATCTGCATAGTACATGTTTATCTTTGTTCTAAATTTATCTCTAAAGTCTTGTCTGAGTTTGTCTGTTATATCAAGTGTGCCTTCTTTGTCTCGAATGATTGTGTCAATAACATCATTTGACAACTCGTCAACTTTACTTGCAAAAACATAATTTCTTCCATCATCTGCTTTTTCAACAAGTTGTGAAAAAACTTTCCAATCTCTTTCATCAATATCGTATAATTTAAGTAACCTTTGTGTTTCAGGTGGCACTTTGTCAAAACTTCTGTTTGAATATACAGCCAAGTCAGCAGATAACATTGTTGCAAGTCCAGTCTTTTGACTATTGTTCCACCATTGCATACCATTTAGTTTGAAAAAAAACTGATGTGCTTTTGCCATTTTTCCTGGTCCTGAGTCATTTGCACCAAATCTTGCATGAACATCATTCAAAAAATTATCTACACCAACACCAAGAAGATAGCCAAGTTCTCTTCTTTTCTTGCCTTTGAAACCCTCTAAAACATCAATAAATGCTCTTCCATAACTAGAAAATACACCTCTTTCTGTATTTGCGTTTATAAATGCTGCTTTTGTAGATATATCACTAAAGCTACTGATTGTTGCAAATCCTAGCTTTGACATATTCTGTATCATTCTCCAACCAGCAGATATACCAGCGATACTTACATCCATGCCTAAAAAGTTTCTTGATATACCTTTTTGTCTGGTCGTTCCGTCTAGTTCAGCAAACTGATTGTTAAGTGATCTTTCGTTGAGTTTTCTTAATATGCCAACATCTTTTGTACTTTTAATGTCTTTGATTATTTTATCAAACATATTCCTTGGATTAGTTCCAAATGTTTCTAACAAAGCAATACTTTGTGCATCATGTGTAAAACCTGATAGCACACCTTCACTTAAAGTCATTCTCGCATATTGTTTACTGTATTTATATGATGATATTCCATCCTTGAAATGTAACACCCTAGACTGACTCATTGATTTTGCTAGATTTTTTGGTCCTGTAAAACCATCCATCATAAACTTACTGCCATCTACAGAACTCAAATCACTTGTTTTGGTATGATTACCAGTTACAAGGTTTGTAAAAATATCTTCTAAATATTCATCCTCTGTTTTGTTTGCTGGTTTATTATCAAATGTTCTTTCTCTGTTTAGTAAAGGTTTTACAAAATTCACCCACTCTTTTTTTGATCCCTCAAGATCTTTAAAATTTTTCATCATCAACAAAGGATCGTGCATTTGTCTAACAACATAGTTTTCAAGTTCTCCTATGTTTGCTCCTGCTCTATTCTTTCTATCAAGTAAGTTTTTTTGATGTTTTCTGATTATTTCTGCTATTTTTCTTGCGTTAACATCCCCACTAGAACCAAGACCATCAAACATTTCTATGTAAACTTTTTCATCAAGATCACCAAGTCTGAACATATCTAATACTTGTGCTTTTGATAGTGCAGCAGCTAGTGTTCCCATAGAATCTACCATGATAGCATGTCCTTTTGCATCTACGCTATCAAGTCTTGTTCTTACATCTCCAACTAATATTCCTGACAAAGCCTTGCTAGGATTATCTGAGTTTTTAAGCTCTGTTATAATTTTTATGTATTTGTTTTTATTGATTAGTGCGTTTCTTTTTTCTATTTTTGCAGCTATTTTTGCGTTCAAAGCTAATTTAGATGCCTGGACATACATTTTGCTGATTGTATCTTCGCCAACTGTGCCTTTGTGATTTTTTATCCAAGCATTTAGCTGATCGACTATACTTTCAGCTTCTTCTCTTGATATTTCTTTGCCTTGTTTTCTAGCAACAGCAGCAATAACTTCATCAGGACATAATTTAACTGTCATTTTGTGTTCCTCATAATACAACTTGCAGCAGCATCAGTAGCAGTATTGTAACTTTCATCAGCTTTTGCAATCAAATCATCTGCTGCTTTTATATTTGCATCAAAGGCTGCTAAATCATCTGCATCTATGTTTGCTGCATTAGATGTGTTCTCAGCATCAAACTCTAGCGTTTCGATTTCTGTATCTATTTCTGCTTCTCTTGTTTGTAAGTTGAAAGTGTCATCAATACCAGCGTTCATTTCAACCATATCGTTGTATTCCTGCTTAAAATTGCCCATGTTGTAGTCATTCTCTACAGCTTCTATTTTTGCATTGTCAAACTCTTGTGCAGTCAAATCTGAAGTTTGCTCCATAGATTCAGACAATCTTACATCCTGTGCTAGTATATCTTGCTCAATAGCTATCTCAAGTGCTTGACTTAACTCCTCTTCTGTCATGTTTCTTGGATCAACACCTAACCTGTCCAACTCTTCTAAATTTTTTTGTGATCTATCGTAGTCTCTAAACTGTGTCTCTTGATCTCTGGAATAAAGGACCTCACCTCTTGATTCTCTGTCAATTAGATCGAGTAAATCTCTAGGTGTTGCTCCATCTATGCCATAGTCCAGGTCAGATTTATCCAAAAAATATCCTGCTTCTTGAACTCTTATAGTCATTTCATCAAGACTCAATCCATCTTTTTTATTTAAAACAGTAAATGTTGCTTTATCAAGTGATGCTCTCAGATCAGAAACTTGTGGATCGTCTGGTCTAATACCACCATTTTCTTTCATAAATTGAACTAGTGTTTTTGGTTTTGTTGCTTTCAAACTGCCTGGTAAACCTTTGCCTGTCCTTGTAACATCTTCTATTCTTGTTGGCTTTTCTTGTGCTAAGTTGTTCTGTTTCTCAAGGTTTTTTTCAAAAGTTTTTTCAAGATCTGCTTTAATTATTGGTGTAACATTTACTTCTTGATCTGTAAGAGTTTGTTTTACGGCTGTTAAAACTGCTTGCTCTTTTGTCTTTTGACTTCTTCTTTCAATAGTGTCTGACAACTTACCAAATCCAACATGCAAACCACCACCAAGAACACCACCTATAGTTACATTTAGAAAACTATCTAGTAAATTGTAGTTCTCATCTTGCTCTAAAGCTGCTTGTCCTAGCACTATTGGCTCAACCAAAGTAGCACCAACAGAACCTTCAACAACACCTCTTACTGCTCTTGCCTTTGTCAAACCAAGATTTTTTACTAAGTGTGCGTATCTAGCTGCTGGAAATACTGGTATAAATGCTGATGCAACATTGATAGGATCTAACACAGAGCCAAGTAACATAGTTCCAAACTGTGCTGCTCCAAGACCAAAACCACCTTTTGACCTAGATAATGTCTGTGTAATGGCTGCTCTTTTATCATAGTTTTGTGCAAGTAACTGTGCATATCCCTCTTTGATACCCTCTTCAGGTGCTTCTAAACCCTCTCTAAAATATTCACTAGTTTTGTATTGTTCAGGACTAAGTATGTTGCCAGTTCTTCCTTCACCAAACTGCATCTGTAAAAAACGATCTACTGCATTTGTTGGATTGTAATAAAATGTTTCTTCAAGAGTTGCACCTAAAACGTCAAGAGTGCCAACCTTTGTTGCATCAAAGTATGTGTTTTGTCTGTTTTGATTGAACTCTATCTCAGGTACAAAAACATCAACCATTAGTAAAAGTCTTTCAGAAAGTTCTGTACAGCTATTTGTTTTGCTCTAATTGTTCCAGGTGTTGATTGATAAATCTCTGTTGCTGATGCCACTTGTTCAAAGGACAACTCAAAAACCTTTTGTGTAATGTTTGCTTGCTCATCTTCTGATTGAATAATGATTGGATTACTAGTTCTATCAACCAGTATGACACCTGAATTATCGGATTTTGTGATAAACTTTCCTGCTGACAAAACCTCACTTTTGTATTTTCCTAAATCATTGACTGGTGTTACAAAACTAAGATTATCAAATATCTGTTTATTTTCTGTGTTGTCTGTCAATACAGATGTTAGAACTTGCTCATAACTTGTTGGACTACCTACAATACTTTTAGGTAGCCTGACAACACCATCTGCATCCCCTGGTGTTATAAAATCAAACTTGTTGTTGATAAGATTATCTGTTGCTTTTTTTACTGCTTCATCAAGACTCATGTTTCCAGCCACATAATAAAATCCAGCTAGGTCATAAGCCAAGTTTTGCATAGCTATTGAATGATCTACTCTTGCTGTAGTCGCAGATTGTGGTGCAAAATCATAGTTTGTTGAGATTTGACCACTGATACTTTCTGAGTAGTTTGCAAGATTTTCTTTAACTTTGAGTATTAAACTATCTCTTTCTGTCTTTGGCAATGCTTTTACACTTGCCTTAACTGTGTCTGCGTTTGATGTGAATAGATCTCCAGCGACAAGATTGTTTGGCTCTGATAAAAATATGTTATCTCTGAGAGTTATGCTACCTCTGCGTATCATATTTTTGACTATTGAGTTTTGGTCATTTACATTAAACTGTGAAAAAAACTGATTATATAATTCAAACTTTTCATTAAGATCTGTTGTTTCATTGTAACTTTTTACAAAATTGTTTTCTGTAGTTGTTGATATAAGCCTTCTATCTGCCACTGGCACACCAGCTTCAATTTGTGCATTTAATATGTCTCTAGCAGAAGCCTTGTCCTGACCTACTTCTTTTGTTTTATTCAACTCTGTTTCAAAATATTTGTAAGGATCATCCTTGATTGCTTTTTGTCTATTTGCGTGCATTTTAGCAAACAACTCTTTTTTCTTGGTAATAATTAATTTTTTATTTAAATCTGTCTCTAATCTTTCCTCTTGATTTAAAGTATTCAATCCTTCTGAAATTTCTTGTGATGTATCAAACTTTGTTTCATTAAATAAGGAAATGGCATCATTTGTAGATTTTAAAGTGTTGGTGAATGAATTTGCCATAACGCCTGTATCATCCATAGCCAGTGCTAAATTCTTATTTTCATTTATTATTTGTTGAGTATTATCGTCAATATCACCATTTACTGCTATTGAGTTTGTTATCTTAGTAACATTATTATCAAATATAATCTTTGACTTAGCTACTTTTTCAGTAATTTTTTTGCCTAGTCTGCCTAATAATTTATTTCTTACCTCAAAACTTACAAGTTTGTATTCACCAGTTCCGTTTTCTAAGTCCTTCTGCTTGTTTTTCATTGATGCTAAAGATGGATTTGTCTGTAAAAATGTTGTAAGACTTGCGTTTCCTGATCTTAAAACTACATTTTGTGTTTGATTTGCCAACAAACCAAGTTCTTGTGAAAGTAATTGTTTTCCATCATAATCAAGATTTGAAATGCTTACTGTTATGGTTTCGCCACCTTCTTCATAGGTAAACGAGTTTTTACCTGAAATTACAGCACTTTGAGCATCTAATATTGTTGGTCCTGTTGATTTTGCAGTTGTTAAATTTCTTAAAATTGCATTTATCTGTACGGATTTGTTATTTTTAAATTGTGTTTCACCAACAGTCTTGAGTGCTGACTTTTCTGCAAAACTGAGTGTTGTATCGTTATCTATTTCTCTGTTGTATTTGTTGAAGGCTACCTCTGAGGTAATACTTGGTGCTTGTTTTAAAAAGTTGCCTTTTTTGACTGACAAATCAAAGCTGTATTGGTTGTATTTATAGTTTCTGCCATACTTTTTATTGTTATCAAATATTAGATTTTTGTCTGATTCTGCTGCTATGTACTCTGCTGAACTTGTTGGATAGTTCTGCATAATATCATTCAACTTATCTAACTCTTGGTTTGTAGCGTTGATTGCGTTAAACTCACCAAGATTGTATGCTTTTTGTTGACCTTTCAAGTTTTCAAGAGCAAAACTTCTGTTGACTTTGTTTAGAACTAATCTTTTTCTTCTTGATCCAAGATTACCTGTATTTTTATCTACCCAGTTATCTTTCCAAGATTTATAATTGGTTTTGAATGTTTGAGTGTCATCAGTAGGATTATCCCTAATGTACTGAGTGCTATCCTCAATAAACTTAGCATTTGTGTTTTGAATTGCATCCTCGTCTTGTTTTCTTCTTTCAGCCATACCGAAGTCAAAAGCAATCTGTCCTGCTGAGTTTGCAAAAGATGCCAAGGCTTGTCCAGGTGCAGCAAATGCACCTACATTAGCTGTAGGCGATAATGAGCCTGTAGCTAGTTGTTGTGTTGATCCTCTGCCTTGATTGTATAGTGGTATTCTTGCCATGTTATGCCATCAATGTTGCTGCCTTCTGTCCACCTTCAAGTAGACTTTGATAGGCTTTGGTTTTTAATGCACTTGATCTAGCAGCACCTTCTGCTCTTATTAGTGTTGCTGCACTTATCTGTCTTGTCTGTTCTATGTCTGAAGCATACTGTATTTTCAGTGCATCATACTCAGTGTTGAAATATGTATCTGCTAACGCTTGCATAGGACTACCACTCATTGTTATACCTGATGTTGCTGTTGCAACTCTTTGAGTTCCCTCTAATCTTTCTGACTGCTTCCTTAGACTATTTTCTTCTTCTATCTTTGCTCTCTGTAATAGTACAGCTTCATTTTCTTTTACTTGTGCATTGTATTCTGCTGTTTGTCTTGCAGCTTTAGCTGCTGCTCTATTACCTTTGAAACCAAGAAAACCTGATGCTCCTGCTGCTACTGCTGCTATGGTTACTGGATCAGCCATTACTTCACCCACGCATAACGAATGTAATCTGCACCATCAGGACCAAACTTCTTCATTATTCCCTCTTCCTCAAACTTTAGCCATTTTATAAATCTAACAGCTTTTTCATCATTTGAACATATACTTGCTTGAAGTCTAAACAGATTGTTCTCTTCTATCATAGTCATTATCATCTTTTTTACAATCTTAGCCATCCTGTACGGAAACTCTTGTCCTTTCACTCCTAGCACAAACCACGCTTCTGCTACACCATCCCACAACAAACTTATACCACCGATTGCTGCAATTATGTCTTTATACATAGCAACATATCCATTTACCTCGTCTTTGCAAAACGCATCCCTGTGTGATTGCAAAAACTCAAAGTCAGTCGCTATAGCCTGAATATGATTTTTCTCTAGCCTTTCAAGTCTAAGCATCAAAAGTATTTGACCTCCTCATAATCGCAAGAACTGTCATAGGCAAAGGCTGTGATTGCTGTATTACAACCTGTGCTTCATTCTCATATCCTGCTGGAAAAGATATTTCCTTATCTCCTGTAAACATTGGTACGGCTGTGTCCATAGCCATACTACTATCTCTAAATGGTATTCTGTCTAAATTACTTACATCTGGTCCTAGTTCTGCACCTACTGTATCAAGAAATCTTGCAGTAACACCATGTATTCTTTTTATCTTGCCCTGTGATGTACCATCATTTGCACCACCTTCCAACCTCAAAGTTTTTATAAAACTTGTATAGCCTAGACCTATGTGTGCTTTTGTAACTGATCTATCAAGTGTAATTGATCCACCTGACACTGTTTTGTCTGCATGTGCAGAGCCATCTGCAAGTATTTGTACTGACTGACCTTCAAGATGATTTAGTCCTGTAATTGTTGTTGTGGCTGATCCTGAGTATGTCAATCCACTATCAACAAAAAAAGCATCTGTAATATCTGATCCAAAGTTTATTGATTTAAGAAATACTATGTGTCTTGTTGTTACACTGTTTATTGTTAGTTTCACACTAAGATAAACTTGATCTTCTGCACCACTAGGTATCGCTGTAATGCTTTCTACAACACCACTGCCACCAAGAACATGACCATGCCATCCAACAGTACCATTTGCTCTATCGTATGTTAAACCAATCAACTCACCATTTGCACTTACAAACCAAAGTATTAACTCAGGCTCTTGTTGCCAAACCATATCAGTCAACCCACCTCTAGTTATATGATCTGCAAGCACAGTCAAATCTACTCCAAGCAATCCATCTGTATCTAAATCGAATGTAATCTCTTTTACTTTCTCTGTGCCTTTCTGCACAAGTATAGTTGAGTTTCCTGCTCTTAGTGGTCTTACCTGTGATGTTCCAAATGTTGTTTCTCTCAAAACATTTACATTCGTTGGTGTTACTGGTTGTGTTCCTGTGCCACCTGACAAAGTAAACTCAGCACTAGTTGTAAGTATCTGAAGAAATCTTCCTGGTAAAAGATGTTTGATAACATTGACTTGATCTGATGCTATGGTGATATTCACAGCATCATCATCATTCAAACCTGGTGTATGGTTTTCAAAGTCAGCAGACACACTGCCAAATATACTTTGTGGTTGATGCGTTGTTCCTGCAAAGAATAATCTTTCTTCATAAAAAGCTAGTGCCTTTGGAAAGCCACGAACAGAACTAAATGCACCTTCACTCCACTTTGTCGTAGGATTACTTGACCCAACTACTGAAGCTGGTAATGTGCTTTTGACATCTGCTGTTACCTGTGTTGCACTTGTAAAGCCTGTTATCTTTACAAAACCAGTACCACTATGTAAAAACTCCCAGTCTATATCACCATAAGTTTCTGTGCCTTTTGTGTGAACTGGTGCTGTTGTACTACTTGTATGTGATCCTGAGTTTGATTTCTTGTAAACATTATCACCATTACGAACTGTAGCATTTTGTGCATAACTTGTTGATGCTGCCCACGCATCATGGTTTACCTCTATGATTTCTCTAAACCTGAATAATGCACCAACATGACCAGACTCAAAAAAACTTGCTGATGCAACTATGTCTATACCTGTGCCTGTTGCTGCACTTGCATACAAAGTAGTTGTAGTTAGGTTTTCATCTAGGTAAGGACCATCCGTAAAATCTATATCTGTAAGTGTAAAACTTGTTGCTGAAGTTCTTGTAAGTTTAGCTGGTTCATGTGACTTGTGTGCAATAAACAATACATCTGCTGATTGTGCAAAGTTAATCTCAAATATCTCAGTTACACTGTAAGTCGTTGTAACTTCTACTATTTTCCCACTTGTGCCACCTGAAGTGTAAGTTGTAAATGCAGAACTATTTATACCTGATAACTCAAATGTATTTGTTGTTTTGTTTGCAACAGTAAACTCACGATTGTTTACTTCTGTCATACCTACAACACCTGATATAAATACTCTATCACCATTGCTGTAGCCATGAGATGTAGCTGTAACGACTGCTGGATTTGCTTTTGTTATAGCAGTTATAGTTTTTGTAGCTTCTGTTAGAATACCACCATCTTTGAAAAACCTTACATAGTTTGCACCGAACTCAAGCACATAAGCCTGTTCATCTGAAAACTCAAAGTTTACTAGCTTAACTTTGCCATTATCTTTGGATGTTCCTGCGAATGTTGTTCCTGGTCTACGAGTGATGCCACCTGACGGAAACACCAACATATTTTCTAAAGTATCACAACCCTCACTATATTTTTGTAAGTCAATCCTACCTGATAGTTTTGGAGATAGTTCTCCTGCTCTAAAATTAGTTAAGATTGTCGATACTCTTGCCATACTACAACCTTATGTTTGTAAACTCATCAGCCACCAATTTATCAGGTTTACCTTCAAGTGCATCCATTGCTCTTGCTTCTTTTACCTTTTGCTCATACATACCATACATGGATTGTGCAACTGTTGTACTGCCTGTGATTGCATACGCTGTCTCTGATGCAAGTCTGTAGGCTATAGCATTTGACAGTAGACTATCAAACTGTTCTGTATCTGTTACTCTTGCCAAGTAAACTATTCTGCATGTTGCTTCATCTGAAAGTATCTTTCTGCCTTCTATCTTGAACATTACTTGACTGTCGTAAGGCGAAATCTCTGCATCTACATTTGATGTAAAGAATGACAAAACACGCAAACAAAAAGGATCTGTTGGTAAAGTAAACTGATTGGCAAAACCAAAAGAAGGTGCTGTGCTATCTGCTGCTAACTCTGCTCTCTCTATTGCACAGTTCCAAGGATGCGATCTAAGTGTTGCATCTCTTACTGTTGCAAACCTTCTGTTACAAAGTCTTGCTTCTTTTGAATTTTCTGTAAGAGCAGTAATAGTTGCTGCACCTAATAAATCCATAGCTTCATTACATATATCTACTACTGAGGGCATAATTTAACCTTTGAAAAAGGGGGATTGCTCCCCCTCTTAGTTAGTTGATTACATACTCAATGATGAAAGATAAATCACCAGCAGTACCACCTGTCGCATTGAAGGTAACTGCAATGTAGTAGTACCCACCTGGATCAGTGGATGCTCCTGCATTTTCGAATAACTTTGCACCTATAGTATTAATATCTGCTGCTTCTGTTCTAAGATCGGCAACTGCTGTTGTTCCATCTGCAACTGATGTAGCGTAAAAGTCCTCGTCTACAACTGTTCCATCTGTTTGATAGATACCGACATTAAATGTGCAACTGCCACCTAAAGCATCTGTTGCAACTTGCAACTTTGTAATTGATGCATTACTTGGTAGTGGAGCAAGCATGACAATATCATTGTCTGTACTGTCTCCAGCAGCTAATGCTATCGTTCCTTGAGCCACACGCAAAACGCCATGAAGCTCTTGTGAATTACTAGCAATTTGAGGAGTAGCTTCAAAATTAGCTACAAGTGTAGAATTTTTTGTAGTCATTTACTTCTCCCTTATGCTGACTCATCACAGTCTATCTGAACGACTTTTTCTTCTTCCATTCTCGTAGCACCGATACTCATGCAGTAGTAGACCTGAGTTGCGTAACCTTTGTCACTTCTCTCGTCTATTCTTGCCATCACATCTTTACCAATCGCTAATGTAAGACCATCCTCTGCCCATGCAAAACATGAACGGATGTTACTCGCCTTTGATAGTCTGTTGGTTACAATGAATTGAAATCCCATGAATGTATTGATTTCACCCTGGACAAGTGCCTTGACTGTGTTGAAGTCAGAAGATGTTACATTTGTATCTCCTAACAACGCATCAATCTGCTCTGGACCAACGGCTATATATCTTGGGATTGAAGGATCTACTGATGCTAAGTCAAGAGTCTTTTTTGCTGTTCTTAACTTTGCGACTGTCAAATCAGTACCACCATTTGCTATCTGATTTCCAGCTAACATGGTTGTGGATGTTGAACCAGTCTCACCAGTAAACGCAGTTCCTAATGCTGCATCAATGATAACATCATCCATTGATCTTCCCATAGCTGCTGCTGCTGCTTGAGCATAAGCACTTGTTGGATCAATAAGCATACGAACTTTGTCTTGCTCATCTATGAGATCTGCGAACTCATAGTCAACTAATGACACTCTTCTTCTAGCGTGAGGAGTATCGATTTGAGGTGTATCAGAATGGCGAGTTGTACGCTTTTGAGCAGTAACTTTGCCGATCTGATCGAAAAAGGCATTTTTTCCTGTAACAGATTCTACCCTTACAGCATCTCTCAGTAATGAACCCATTTGCTGAGAAAGCATCTGCACATTAGCAGAATACTGTTGGACAAATGCCGTAGTTACATTTATTGACATTTTTTTCTCCTGTTAATAACTACGTTTTCATTTTAACTACTTTCGAGGTGCTACCCTTTCGGACACTCCTAAGATTTTCAGACTCGTTAGGTCTATCGTCTTTCCGATTGCCAGAAGGACTTGTTGGCAAGCTACCCTTCACTACCCACTCGTAATATTTATTAGCGAGTTCTTTGGGATTCATTAAGTCTCTTTGCGTTCCAAACTCTACTGCTAAACGCAAACACTCTAATCTAATTTCACGCTGCTCCATTCAACATCTCATATAAATCTTGAACTTCTTTTACAGCTTTATCTCTTGCCACTGGATTTTTTCTATCCCAATAAGCATGAGATCTGTCATTCATTATTGTATCAATCTTTGCTTTTGCATCAGCAGGACTCATTCTGTAGTTCACAGAGTTCTCTGATATTGTATCTTCTTTTGTCACAGAGTTTTTAAAATCTGCAAAACTTGCAAACGCTTTGATAAATGCAGGATGATTACCAACCTTAGTTCCATCTTGCAAAACCATATCTAACAAATCTTGACCAGCTATATCTGCGACTGCTCTGTTTGCTTGTGATACCTTTGCATCAAAGTCAGCACCCCATTCAGCTTTCAAGTTTTGCTCAATCTGTTGTTTTTGTTGCTGTGCATCTTTTGACATTGCTTCTGTTGTTTGCTGAATACTACTTCTGTAATAATCTAATATACCATTAGCCTGTGTCTTTGATAGACCAAGTTTGTGTGCAATATCTGTATA